GGTAAATCAGAGCGAATCTTCATCATTATTTAGGTTTTCAAGTTCATCGTTTTCAAGGATATCAATTCCGTCTTGTGTTTCTGGAAACTTGAATGTTGGTTTAATGATTTTCTCGTCCAATTCTTTTAGAACATCTTCTGTGAATAATCTAGCTGAGAAAAATTCTTTTACTGGAATTTCATCTCCATTGTGACGACTAATATAATTTTTTGCAAGTTTACCTGGCATAAAATAGAAAGTTTCTCCAGATACTTCAAATTTAGAGCAATCTTCTTGCTCTGCAGGTTTAAGTTTAGAAAATTCCTTTTCAGTTAATTTTTTACCACGACCGACTCCACAATTTTCCCAACTAACAAATTGCTCTAGTCCTACAAATGGATTCATACCCTTATGGAAAGAGATATGGAATTCAATATCGATCGGTTTAGCTAAACGATTTTTCTTAGTTTTAGAGCGAACGATAATTCCTGTTGTGGTTTTTGCTTCATCACGAAGAGTTCCTTTACTCAACATCAAGATAATTGATGCAGAGAATTCCGGACCTCCTCCGCCCGACATACCCTTTGGAGTGTATTGATCCATTGAAGCATACGTATGGTTAGTAAAGATAAAAGGAACTTTAAGATTTGAAAGTTCAAGAGTAAATGATTTGAAAAGTGATCTCATTTCTTTCGAACGAAGACCCATATCTGAAGCATTTTTACCAGCATCCATATCTCGTTTACTCTTATCAGTATCTAACATACCTACTGAGTCGACGAAGATTGCTGGCTTCAATCCTGGATTTTCTCTCATTGTTTCAATAAAGTCGTTAATAAAGAATTTAACGTCGCTGATTAAGCCCATACGCAAATACTTTAATCCATCTAGATCGACTCCGAATTTTACATAATCTGAGCGGTCGATTGCACCTTCAGTATCAATATAAAAAACTAAATAACCTTTCTTTTGTAATTCGCGAACTGCGTTTAAACATAAGAAGGTTTTACCTGCACCAGAATCACCAGCAATCCCAATACTTCGTGTATTTGGATAGCCGCCGAATACTGAGCCGGACATTTGTGCATTTAGGAGATAATTACCAGTTGGAATGTATTCATCAATATCTGAGAATCCCATTAGGGTAATTTTAGACTTAACTTTTTTCTCAAGCAAATCGTTAAATTTGTTGAATGCGTTAAGTACGTCTTTTGTATGTGACATATCGTAATTATTTTAATAATCTTTTACTTAATGCCGACAAAAAGTTCTTAATCTGAAAAATAAGAAATGAGAAGAAGGGAACAAGATAACGCAAGAGAATCTTGGATATCCCCATTTAAAAGTCTAGTAAATCTGACCTTTTCGATGGATTGAATATTTTGGTTTGGGTTAAGGCCAATTGGAGTATATCCAGAAGGATCTTCCATGTGATTAGTCAAATTAACACCATAACACTTATATTCTTTGCTAAACGGTACACCATGTCTTACAGTACCTAATAAGTAAGTATCGTTTACATGTATATCGTTTAGTCCCATTTCATCTGCAAGACACGATTCAACTGCATTATAATATGAGTCGAATTGATCTTTATTAAAAGTATCAGTAATACAGGTAAATCCAACTCCTCCGAGTAAATGATCCATGTATTTTGCTAAGTAAATATTTTTGATTTGGCCGCGTTCGTTTAAATCAAACGGCAAAATGCAAATAGACTCTTCAGAGCAAGCAAGTCTTCTAAATTTTCCATTATTTCCAGAAAAAGAATACATTGAGTATTTACCATCATTGTATTCTTCCTTTTTGTCGAAATGTTTGTTATCGGGATTCATTTACCTCAGTTAAATTTACAGTAGGTTTAGCCTCTTTCTTTGCTGGCACAACTGGTGCCAAAATTGATTTCATAGAGTCCTGTACTACTTGTTTATTTATCATTCCATGCAAGTATTCTGCAAGTTCAGATAAAAACTTGTCCTTGTTTTCAGCCCCATTGTACATCATTTTAAGAAGCTTACGATCTGGTAATTTAACCGTCAAGTTAATTGAAATTTGAGACTCTTCTGAGTTAAACATTGCAAACATGTTCGGTTTCGGTATAGGCGGAGGAACTTGTGCACCAGTCTGAACAGGCTGCATCGGATTTGCAGGATTGGCTGGAACATTGACTTGAGGAGGCACTACTGGAGGAGTCCGTTTAACATCAGCAAGTGGACGAATTGGTCCATTGATTGCCATTGCTTCCTCACGGCTTAATGGCTTATCATCTCCGTGTAACATCATTAAGTTTGAATTTAATTTGCTACTGTCGATTTTTGAGCCATCATCGAACACGATTAAAAATCGGCCATTACTTAAAGGCTCAACGTCTCTGCATTTTACTACTTTTCCAAGTAATGCGGACTGGTCCGTTTTTACCCACTGAAATCGTTGGCCAGTAAAATTCTCCTTTAGAGAAATTAGTTTATCAGTATCCATTTTTTCTTTATTTTTTGTCTTCGAGAACCAATTCTTCCATTGTGGAAGCATTTTTGTTTTTGCTAATCTCGTTAAGAAATTCTTCATGTGCAGCGGATTTATTTAACGAGTTAAATGAATTTAGAGGAATTTCACTATAGGAATCATCCCAAAGCGGAATAAGTTCTCTTTCTCGTTGGACTCTATATTCAGCAATTTTTTTACGAATCTCCTTTACTTGATTTGGAGTCACTTTGTTTTTACTGGCATCGAGGTAACCTTCGAGCCAACTGATGAATTTACTAGACATTTTCTTCTGGATTATTTTTATTTAGGTCGTTAGCAAGATCGGTGAGCTCGCTAAGCATTTTTTCTTTTAAGATAATATCAATATCTTCTCTAGTCTTAGCAATAAGTTCAGATATCTCAATATCAGTTGCATTGATTGCATTTAATACTTCAAATTTAACGTTATTAATATTTTGTGCACGATAAGTAAGAACATGATATTCATCTCCGAGCTTTGCATCCAAGCCAGAATATACTTGATGAATTGCCTGAGCATCTGCTGCTGCTGGAAATCCTACAATAAATATTGGTTTTGCCATCTTATTTTGAATTTTTTAATTGTTTAATCTCGCCTTGAGTTTTAATACGTTCATCATAAAGACGAGTTAAAATTGTACGGGCAACTGAATCGTTTTCACTTGAAAAAAGAGTATCGTTTTTCGTATGGATTTCAGTACCTCTGGTTTTTACACTACCTTTCTTACCTAAATAAGTATCTGGTGAAATGTTAAATTGGATTTGAATATTTGGATACATGGATGAAAAGTCATAACATGCAATATAGTTATAGTGACCAGGATTTGGTTTCTTAACGTATGCTCCTTCGTATGTGCCATCGTTATCTTTTGACTCTCCCCAAGGAAGTTTCATCATTTTTAAGTTCTTGTTTAAGAACTCACGGCACATTAGGATCTCAGCAATATACACTGGACTAAATACTTTGTTTACGTCTACTTGAGCCACATTTGCAATTGAATAGGCAACATCGAGTAAAGAAAGCTTATCTTCAATCAATTTAACAAGAATAACGTCAATTACGTTATATAAGGTAAAGAGATAAGTATCTTTTTGAAACGCAAGAAAAGATGGATAATCGTGTTTTAATTTAGCTACACCTAGCACAAGACCTGCAATATAATCTAATTTGTAGTTTTCTACAACTTTAAATGGTTTAAGCTTTTCAAAAACCTGCATATAATCAAGAACTCCAAGGTGAGCTGGGATTCTATTTTTAGAAATTAGAGTACGAGACGGAAGATTTACAGTAGAATCGACTTTCATGTTTTTAGCACGATTCATTAAATACTTCCAGTCAAAGTCGGTTACGTTCCATCCAGTAACAAATGAAAACTTTGGAACTAGATTTTGAAAATAGAAATCTAGCAATTCAGTTTCTGTCGCAAAAAACTTATATCGTATTTTAAACTCTTGTTCAAATAACCACGCATCTTTTGGATTTAAGGGAACTGTCTTTCTGAAGTATTCATTAACTTCTTTTTCCATGCGAACAATATCTTCTGGAGAAAGTCCTTCTGGCTTGCCGTCATCGTGTAAAATAGAGAGAATGTAGGTTACATTGTCTTCGTTACAAAAAGAAATTAGGCCAACTGGCATTCTGGCTCGTTCTGGATCTGGAAATGAGTCATCAATCAACTTGATCTCAATATCGAGATAAGTTTTCTTTGGAAGATTATCGAAACTGTAAATTGCTTCAAGTTCTTCTCTGGTAAGCTTTTCTTGAATTAACTCTTGGATTCTAAACTGATTAATATATCGACCTTCAGTTTTACTCTTCTTGATGTATTTGCCATCCCAGTTCTTGGTTGCAGTTGGAGTAGAAGATTCTACCCAATTATAAAGTTCATGGTCAACAAGTCGCTTTTTAATAAAAGCTATTCTGCCAGCTGCATTATAATAAGAAATAGTTAATGTGTTATCGTTTAATACTTCAGCTCCAATTATCATACTTTTGGTTTAAATAGTTCGTTAATATGTCCGCATTTTGCACAAATTACTACTGGGATAGGCACAATTGAATCTTGCGCACCACCTGTCATAAATTTGGATACTTTTTTAATCATCATTTTCTCTTCGAAAATAGTCCCGTTACAGCTCTCGCATTCAATATATGGAGCATCTGCTAAGTTGATGTTTAATTTTTGTTGGCCTCCTTGCGGATTAGGGGCGTCACCGCCACCGATGATTGATTCCATGCTATTTTTGTTATTTTAATAACCGCGAGCTTGACGATCACGATTTTCTTGGTTTTTACTCATGTACATATTATACATCTCCTGAGGAGTCATGCCGACTGAAATCGCATAATTCATAAAGAAATGGAGCATATCAATAATTTCAAATTTGCATTCGAGTTGATCTGCTTCAGAAAGATCTGAGAACTTAGTAAAGCTGTATTTTGCAAAATCTTTCTTCCAGTACTTCCAAACAGCATTTCCGCTGCCATCTTTGATTCCGCCTAGAGCATCAGTTGCTTCATGGATCTCATCAATCATGGCATGGGTATTAGCGTGCCAGAAATTCATTACTTCTCGAAGAGTCATATTTTCGAAATTCCAGCCGTAAACGTTCTTTTGGGTGTCCTTTTGGAGAGCAAGAATGTCTCCTAGTGTGTCTTTGCTTTGGGAATAAAGATCTTCTATCTTAAGATCTGAACATTGGTTGTCAGTATTGGCCATTTTGTCTTATTTGATTTATTATACTTAATGTATAGCCAAAGGATCTTTATTTTTAGTATTTTTTTGGATTTATTTGGATCTCAGTGGATAAATAATTAAAAATATCCGTATAGAAATGGCCGAACAAAGGATCAATTTGAATAATTATAAGTCAAGTGGCGTCTACACTGTTGAGATAGATCAAAGTGAAAACGTTGTACTTCCTCTTACCACAGGTAGACTTGTTGTCGGATCTAGCCGAGTGGGTCCATTCAACACTGTAGTTTTAATCAACGATATTAGAACTCTTAAAGCAGTGTATGGCGAAATAGACCCAAAATTAGAAAAAGCAGGAAGTTATTTCCATAGAACTATTGAGGTAGCTCTTAGAGAAGGGCCAGTATTTGCAATGAACGTAGTTCCATTGGATTCTGAAACTGACCCAACATTAAACTTGGACCAAGCTGCATTTACTACATTTAATACTGAAGCTGCATCAAACAATAACGATCAAACCGAAGTGTTAAGCACTTATCCAATTGTAGAATTCTTCAACAGAAGAAGACTATGGGTTGCAGAAGCAGAGCAATTAAATAGATCAAAAAACTTAGCTTTACAAGATGATTTCGTAGCTAGTCCTAGTACTCTAGGTCAAGTATCGACAACTTCTAACAAGATTTTATCATTTGTTAATTTAGCAAATAGCAATGCAACAATCTGGGTTAGAAAAGCATCTGTTGCTGGTTATGATGTAACTGCAAAAGAATGGTATAGCACAATCGGTGGAACTGATGTTGAATTTCCAACATTCCTTCACCCTGATGATTTTATCTCTGATTACTTCGTTGAAGTTATCGTGGTAAATGGTGACTGGTCAAACTACTTAAAACTTGCAAAAGACCCAATCTACAAACAGTTCTTTGATGAAGCTGGATTAAAATCTTCTAAATCTGCTGATTTCTTTGCTCTTCGTGAGATTAAAGTAATTAATAGAACAATCGGATGTTTAATTCCTGATTTCAAAGACCAAAGAGGTCTTACTGTATCAATTGATCGTTTAGTAAACAGATCATACCCAACCACTGGAATTCTATGTGCTCTTGATGTTAAAAAATTAGACTTAATTGATTTAACAAATGGTACATTTGTTGACCAAGACGTTTACACTCACCGTGTAGATATCGTAGGACATGGATACGATGACTTAAATTTAGATGACGTATATGCAGCAGATGACGGAGGTTATGATACTGATGGAACCACTCCAGTTGACTATACTCCATTAATTGATACTTTAAGTTATGCAAGACCTGCTGATGCGGAATTAGTGTTTAATATTACAAACAATCCATCAATTAATACTCTAGTTGAAGCTGATTTCTTAGCGGGATATAGCGATACTCCAGGTGCAACGTCAATTGCTGAAGGAGAAACTTATGTTGTAAACCCTGCACTTGGTGATAATTATATTGCTGCAATGTATGGAAGTACTTTATATAAAGCATACGTTAAAGGCTTCTTAAAAGCTGGTGACCAACTCACAGACGGTTCAAATACTTTCTATGTAAAAGTTATTGATAATATATCAGTTAACAGTGCTGGTCCAATCGTAGTAAACATTCCATACATTAAATTGTTAATTTTCAATGATATTAGCTTATTGAACCAAGACAGTTATTTACCAGGTAATGGTTTCTATACTGCAACCGACACTAAAGATTATATTAAAGTAACTCTTGAATCTGGTGCAGAATTTAAACATACGTTTGATTTAACAACTGATTTCTTAGACTATTCAGTGGTACAACCTAACAAATTAGTATTAGGAATTAATCTTGCAAACAAAGCATTAGTTGATGAATTCCTTAAAGTAAATCAATACATTAAGGCACAAACAACTAGCGGAAGAACAAGATTAGTTAAAATTATCTCTATTACTTCTAAGACTGAATTAAGTCCATATCGTTTAGAATACACAATCACTACTATGTCTCCATCTACTGAAGAAGTAGTAGGATTAGATGTGACTGGAAACACTCTTCAAGTTTACAAAGGAATTTATAATTTCGTAACTAACTTGAAAGGCCAATACCTTAAAGGATTTAAGATTAGACAAGAAAGTCTTCCAAACTCAACAGCGGACAGACAAAGCTCAATTCTTTCTTACTTATTTACAGATACTTCTATTCCACAAGCTCTTGCAAATGGAGAATTAGTAGACTTTAGATATGTTGTTGATACTTACGAAGGAGAAATTTCTGCAAACTCTAAATACTATTTAGCTAAGATTGCAGCAATGAATGGTCAAGCCATGGCGATCTTAAATACTCCATCAATCAAACAATTCGAAGAATCAGTTGACCCTAGCTTTATTAACACTGCAAACAAATTAGTTTCTGCAGAGCTTATTTCGCAAGGTGGAGATTTAGCATTGAATCCAAGCTACTTGTTTAAGTTTGCTGAAGAAGACGTAAATGGAGTTCCATTATCTTCTTACGCAACATACTACTTCCCTAACTTAATTGTAAGAAGCGGAAGCAAAAACATCTCGGTTCCTCCAGCAGGATACATTTCTAACTTATATGTTAGAAAATTCAAAAATGGAACACCATTCTTGATCGTAGCCGGTGGAAAACGTGGAGCAATCAATGATGCAGATGTAGTTGGAATTGAGTACGACTTAACTGATGAGGACAGAGATTTCTTAGAGCCAGTAGGACATAACTTGATCGTTAAACGTAGAGGATTTGGTATTATCTTGTTTTCTAACAATACTGCATACCAAAGAATTAATTCAGCTCTAAACAATGCTCATATTCGTGATAACTTATCTACAATTGAGAAAGATATTGAGAAAATCCTTTTCAACTTCTTATTTGATTTTAACGATGAGATTACAAGAATGAGAGTTAAAACAATTGTTCAAAACTACTTAGATGCAGTAGTAGCTGCAAGAGGATTAAGTTCTTACGAAATCATCTTCGATTCTTCAAATAATACAACTGAAGTAATCTCTGCAAATACTGCGATCATTGATATTAGAGTAGATTTCCCAAGAGGAATTCACAAATTTATCAACCGTATCACAATCACTAGAGTAGGAGGACAATTAAGTTCTGAATCTACAGGATTTATTCCAAGCTTCTAATCTGAAGATACCTAAAAAAGAAAAGGAGAAGTTTAAAACTTCTCCTTTTTTATTCAATAGATACTGTTAAAGAATCCTTTTTTATATTATTGATATTATCATCAATTATTTTTTTTTGCTTAGGTCGAACTTCAGGTACTTCAACTCTAATTGTATCATATACTATTTTTCTCTCAATTATTGGTTCTTCTTTTTTAGGAGGAATAGATTCAGTAGGTTTGCTTGAGTGAAATTGTGTCCCAAAAAATAATAAAAATCCAATCATCGATATCGGTATACTAACTATTACAAAGCCAGTATAAAATAAAGAAGTCATTTTATTGGGTTGATTTTGCATGAGTTAAGTTTTTATAGATGTTACTTAATGAATGTTTAACATTAGAGCGAATTTCAGTTTCCATTGAGGCTCTTCTCTTTTCGACTTCAATATCGAACACGTTTGAGATTCGAGTTAATACTGTGCCCCAAAGGTCTATGTTGTAACTGTAGTTATGATTAACGATAGTTATTTGATTTTCTTCAATAATAATGAAGATTTGGTCGTCTTCGCTCTTAATGTATCTCTTACCGGAAATCGGTGACATTAGGAGAACACTGTCTTCTTGATTAATAAGAGCTTTACATACATAAAAACATTCCTTTTCATAGTCACTAGGCTCTCGAGTTTTTTTAGTTTCAAAAAGTCGAAGCCATTTAATAGCTATAAATTGTAATAGTCGCCTAGCTTTATGTTTCATTATTTTTTGTTTATTCGAATTCGTCTAAACTAACTTCATCTTCATTGTCCAAAATAGCAATTACCTCATTTGCTAGGATAACATGGTGTTTTTCTCCTTGGTAGAAGATATCAGATCCAGCAAAACGATTGTGGAGAATAATGTCTCCAGGTTTTACTAGCATTGGGTTATTTGTACTTCCGTCGCCACAGGCAACAACGATTCCAATATTTGGTTTCTTAACGGCTTTTTCAGGAATCAAGATACCCTGTTTGGTTTGGGTCTCTTTTTTTCTTGGTTTTACTAGGATTCTTTCGTATAACGGCTTCATAGCGTTGATTGATTATTTTTTAATGTTGAAAATTCTTTTGAATTAAATTTAAGTACTTGATATTCACCAAAGAATTGTACTAGAGCGTCTCTGATTTCATCAGGGAAAACTTGAGTCGATAGACGTATAATCTTAATATTGAAAATTAGGTGTTCTCTAAGTTCCTCTATTTTATTCGTATCCTTTAGTTTATTTACTATACTAATTTCTTCAATGAAATTTAAAATAAAGTCATCATTTAATTCATCTAATAGAGAAATTAATGAGTCTCCATACTTTTGCTGAAGATTTGAAATAATCTTTTTAGCTTTAGATGGAGTAATATTTACTAGTTTTGGAATGTTATCAGATTTATCACCCAATAGAATTTTACTAAGTACATCATCAGTAAGATCCACAGGAAGTTCAGCATAGTCTTTATTTTTAAAAGCCTTGATGATCTTATCAACACTTGAACCAGTAATGTGTGATTCGTTTAGGGAAAAGAAGTCCTCTTCTTCTTCCTCTGCCATTTCGGGAATCAAAGTAGGAGGAACAAAGATTTTCTTTGTTTTACTCATCTGCTTTGGAACGATTAGCATTACGTTTTTATTTGGAGTCCCGACTAACTGTTTTAAGTCTTGATCGACAGAATAAATTAGGATATCGGTCGATAACTTTTCGCATAAGTATGCAATAATATCGTCGCCTTCAGTTCCTTTAAAACGGTAATGGTTTACTCCACACTTTTCGTTTAGCGCAGGAATAATTACCTGTTGAAAGTAATCAAAGAAGAGATAGTGATGGTCGTCGTATTTTCGAGTTCCTTTGTATTTAAACTCGGTTGGGGCAGAAGTAGTTTTAAAATCTGATCTTTCAAAGAAAGAAGAAATGTATTCTTTTCTCCAACTCTTTGAGTCAAACACAAAATGCACGCTATCGAGTGAAGACCCGATAGGTGCAATTAGTGAATTAAAATAAGTAAAGCAGAAATTTCTAAAAGAAGTTCTAATGTGTTCTTTAAGAATAAACCCACCGTCATTAAATAGATCGTTGACATAATACGCTTCGTCAGTCCTCTTGTCCTTTGCTGCTTGTGACTTAGCCACACTGATTGCAACATTTATAAAGGCATTTCCATCAACAATTAAGTCCATTTATATTTTAGTCTTTTACGGGTTCACCATTTTCACTATTCTCCTGTGCTGGAGTAGAGTTTTTACGAATTATACGAATTGCAGTTGAAAGAACTTCTGATTCTAAGATGTTAAATGAGCCTTTCGCTTGTGCAAGGTTTGCGGATGCAACCAATACAAATAGCGCTTGACCAAGATTCATCTTTTGTAAGAAAGATTCGTAAGACTCGTCGTCCTTATAAGCAATAGTACCAAATAGTACGTTCTTTTTTAACTGTTCAGCTTGCTCTGGAGAAATAGTTTCTTCAGTTTTGCCAACTTCAGTTTGTGCTTCTGTCTGTTCTAATGTTTGTTCTGACATAATAATATTATTTTTTATAGATCTTTGAATAAATCATCGTACTCATCAGCAGGTTCAGTAGCTAATGGAGCAGCGTCTTTAGTTTTTGCTGGAGCAGCTGGCGCGTCTAATCCAAATTCTAAATCATCATTTTGTTTAGTTGGATTGTTTGTTTTTCCAGGCTTCATTTTTCCACGAATAAGATCGTTCATCTTTTGATCTTTACTCTTTCCGAGGATCATTTCCAAAATTTGTCTTTGAGGAATTGCCGCAAGTACTGCTTCTGCAACTTTTTCGTAAGTTTCCTCAGTCCATTCTTGGTGGAAGTACTCGTCCATTTTTGGAGTATTCTTAGTTAAGAATTCGTTTACAAGCTTTATTGCTTTTTCATCGTTCTTAACTTGAACTGAGGTATCTCCGATTTTGAAAACAAATGGAGTTACTTCATCCATGAATTTACACTTAGACCAATCTCTAAAGTCTTTTGTTTTCTTACCAACTACGCAAAGGAAATCTTTTCCTTCTAATAAATGGTATGGATTGATTTTCTTAACGCCATCTAATCCATCAAGTTCCTCAGGATTCATCTGCTGATCGATAACTTGATCAATTTGATTTCTGAATTTGAAGATTTTGATTGATCCTTCAAGATCAGAGCGTTGTGGATCTTTCTTGATGTATACTGCTGAATGATGCGTATCC